TAGCCCCGCCAATCTCTAACCACTTGTTATTCGCTACGGCGGCACTCGGCGTCACCCCGAGGCCGAGGTTTGTGCCATCGAATACCAGCGCACTCCCCGTGGTCAGGACTTTGGAGCCGTTGAGGTAGGCCACGCCGTTGGCTGTGCCGGCAGAAAGCGTGGGATTGGCGTTGACAAATGTTGCTGTACCATTGACCGTTACTGTGTCCCCAACAGCATCACCAAGGGTGGAGTTGCCCGTGACGTTCAAAGTGGTAAACGACCCCGCACCGTTTGTGCCGCCAATTTTGACGAAATCAGAACCGTTCCACGCAATCAGGCAGCGCTCACCGGACACAACTGTTACGCCAGTCGTGGGGCCCGCGCCAACAATCTTCACGTTTTGAGACGTGGATGTGGCATTGATGACGATGTACTCTTTGCTGGCCGCAGGAACCGTTACTGTCAGCTCGCTAGCCGGGTTGCCCGTACAGTTGATGATCTGGTACTGGGACGATCCTGTGGCGCCAGAACCGGCCTGCGACAATGCCGCATTTGTGGTCTTGCTCAGCGTGACGGCGGTTAGGCTGCCACTAATGGTCTGTGTGCCAGCAATGGAAGCATCAAGGTACTGCGTGATGTAGTCGTTGACCGTGTCGCCCCACGTGCCGGAGAGTTCGCCCTGAACCGGTAGCGCAAGGCCAAGTAGGGTGGTGTATGAGGTGGCCATTCAAGACTCCTATTCCGTGTTGATGTCTGTCCATCCGGCTGTTTGAGCATCCGCAACTTCGGTCCAACTTGCCGACTGCGTACTGTTGATGCCCTGCCAACCGGGCAGTTGTGTGTTGGTGATGCTCGCCCATGCAGCAGACTGGGTACTGCTGACATTTTGCCAGTTTGGATTCTGGGTGTCATCTATTAGTTCCCAGAGCTTCCTGCCCGGAATGTCGTCCGTGGCTAGGGCTGATTCCTGTATTGCAATGAAGAACTGCTGCAGCGCAACCATGGCGTCTGCCGCAAGTGCTGACTCCGAAACCTGCGCCCCGAACGTGACTGCCGCGCTCTGGGAGTCCGCGCCTGTGGCCGACTCAGTAATACTTGATCCGAATGCGGCTGATGCGTCCGCAGTGTCTGTGCCTGTGGCTGATTCGTCAATGTCAGCTGTAAACAGGAAAGCCGCCTCTGTAATGTCCGTGGCCGTACCGGACTCAGCAATCTGCCCGTCAAACGTAATTAGCGATCCGATGAGTTCCGACCCAGTTGCACTCTCGCTGACGGAAGTTCCGTAAGTTGGCGTGGCCGATATAAGGTCCGTGCTGGTCGCGGACTCGGAGAGGGATGAGGCAAAAGTCAGCAGCGCAACAACCGCATCTGTGGCAGTGGCCGCCTCCGATATGTTGCTGGCAAAAACAGCGATGGCAGCAATGCTGTCAGTGCCTGTGGCAGACTCCGTGACAGATGCAATGAACCTTGCTGCCGCAGACAGGTCATCTGCGCCCGTTGCGCTTTCCGCGATCAACGTGCCATACGTTGGAATGGCAGATACAGCGTCTGCACCGGTAGCAGATTCAGAAACTGCCGGCGATACCGTCAGGCTTGCAGAAACCGCTTCTGCGCCCGTGGAGGTCTCTGTGATGGCCGTGGAGAAAGTTACGCTGGAGGCAATCGCATCCGCGCCAGTCGCAGACTCCGTGACCGAAGAGCCTACGCTTATGTTGGAAGAAGGGGCATCCGTGCCGGTAGATACCTCATCTACAGCACGGGCATATACGGAGTCACCCCAACCGGCTTGACCCCAAGCGCCAGAGCCCCATCCTCCTTCGGACACATCTCACCTTACGCAGCGAGGCTGAACGTGTAACTGACGGCGATGATATCGCCCGAAACCACCGATCGGTCGCCGGGAGACGAGAAAGCCTTCTCGGAGAACAGCGTACCTGTCGTGCCGCCCTTGGTGTTTTCGGAGACAAGAAACGCGCCCCCCACCGTTCCTGTGGCGTTGATGTTGAAGTTGGCTGGCGAGCCGCTGTTGGTTACCACCGAAGGATTGGCATTGGTCGCTGCAGCAAACGAGGCAGTGACCCGGTTGGCGTTGCTGTAGCCCGTAAACTCCGTCCAGCCCTTGGAGGAAATCGTGTCGGCAGCGTTCGTTGTTACACCCGGACCTGTGATTAGGCCGAGATACCACGTCGTCACCGGGGTAGTGCCCGTCAGGGCGGAACCGGCCATGTACTGCAGTCCTACGTTGACCACGAGGTTGTCTTCTTCAGCAACCCATTTCAGGTTGCCGTCCTTGTCGCGGCACTCCAGTTTGTAGCGCCCAACGGCGCGAGCGCCTTCGTGGTTTTGACCACCTGCGATCAGCCCACTGAAAACGGCATCTGCGGCTTTGGCTTTTTCGGTACTCATGTTTGCTCCTTACGAAATACGCACGATGGCGCTGTTCGCATCGGCGGTGGGGAAAGTGATCTGGAAGGTGTTGTTGCTCACCGTCTTGTCTGAACCAAAGTCCAGCACAGCAACGGACTTGTTGCCTTGCGAGGCGTTATAGATCAGCGCAGCACGAGCCGTGAACGACGCCCCTGCCCAAGAGGTCGTGGCAAAGCCGATGTATGCCGTCTGGATGTTTGAACTGTTGTTCGCCGCTGCAGGGCTTGTGCTGATCACCAGCGTGTTCCCGCCTGCAACGTAACCTGCGCCAACCACCTCATCGCCAGTGCCATAAGTCGTGGTCTCCACCCCCAAATTGGCTTCAGCCGTGTACAGCGCAATTTTGAACGTGTCGGGCGAGGTAGGCCCAAAGTTGTGAACGCCTTGCAGCAATTCAACTTTGAACGACGTGGTTGCGGTCTGAAGAATGCTCATGCTACTTGCACCCTAACCTGACCATTGCGATAAGCATCTTGACGCTCAAGTCCCTCGCCCAGACGTTTAGCCAAAGCCATGGCTTCGATGTACTTGTCGTTGTACAGCTTCATCATGTCTGGCTCACCTTTCATGTACGTATAGGCCTCTACCAGACAGCCATACAACAGAACAGGATCAAGGTTATCGCCAAGCCACGTCTGGCCTGCTGTGACAATCGACTCAGGGTAGTAGAAATAATGAAGCTCGACGTTGTACTGTGCATCAGGCGTGGGGCCAAGAATGAACGACAGTTCTTTTTCATCATTGGAGCGCGGACCGAACAAGGCGTAGAACTTCGGGATCCCGGTGCTTGTTGGCGACGGGTATGCCTGCCGGATGAAGTTCACATCCTTGTTGAGCAAATACTCGTATCGCCCCGTTCCGTCAATCACGGCCATGGAGTACACCGACAAAAAATCTGCCGGGCACTCAAGGTACTTGTTTGCGGCTGTCGTCACGCCCGTGACGTTCTTTCGCAAGGACGGGAACTGCACCGAGTTGTAAATGCGAAACTCTGCTTGTCGCACAAACACCGGGACCTCCGCCTCAAACGACGGATCTTGGTTCTCGGTGTACGCGATGATCGCGTCTTTCAACTCGGTGTAGTTCATGTCTTACGCCATCGGGCCTCGGGCCATGACGCCCTTTGTGGCTGCGCCAGTGCCACGGATTTTAATGCCGCTCGTCTTCACGCCGGGCTCGCTCTTGGAGATGTTGCCCACAGTCATATTGACCGTATCGAGCTTGCTGCGATTTGGCGCTTTGCCGGGATTGCTCTCGGCCACAACTTTTTTGCCTTGCATGGTATGAGGCTCCGCATAAGTGGAAGCTGGGCCGACTTCTTTGCCGCCCATCTTCATGCTGTACTTGGCCATGATCAGATTCCCGACTTGGGAACGGAACGGACCGACTTCTTCTGATTGGCGACCTTGGCCAGACCGCGACCTAGCTGCTTCATCTGAGCGTTGGTTTTACCGCCCTTGGCCAGTTTGGTCAGAGGCTTGCCAGGGTGCATGGATTTCTCATGCTTGTGAACTGCAGTTTTTGCGTCCATTTTTGGCTCCTTATGCCGATGTGGAGATTGTCACTGTGCCGATAGAAACAGTCAACGCTAGGTAGTTTGGGGTCAGCCCAGAATCATAGTGGCTTGCCCCACCAACCGGGTTCCAACCCCACTGAATCACGCGACTGCCTTCGCCACGGCTACCGTCGGGCAAAATACCGGACGTGTAGTACGACGTGTCCCTACGCGGGTTGCGCAGAGCCTGTGGATCGTCAACCGGGTACATGCCCAGCTGCAGCTGCGGGTGATCAGGGTCCCAGCACTCATTGCAGACCAGCGCGTTGTACTGCTTGGTCTTGATGATCTCCGTGCGCAGCTCGGTCAGCTTGAATTGAAAGCCACAGCGATCGCATATGGCGATCGCATTTTTACCCGAGGCAAACCGGTTGCCCATTAAGTGCCGCTCCCCAGATACATCCGGCGGGGCACAAAGCGAACGGCCGCTTTTTCACGGTCTTCAGACGCAGCCAAATCCCAAGCCTCGTCGTACTGAGCCTTCAGAATCGGCAAACGTTCTGCACCACCGGGCACCTTCAGCGCCAAGTAGTACGCCAGACCCGCGACCATGCACGGGATAAAGCGAAACGGAACATCCATGGTGTTAACACCATTGCCAGCATCATCAATACGACGCATGCGCCAATACACAAAAGTGTAAGGCTGACTGTTGTCTGGAACAGGCCAAACAGTAATGCGAGGGGTTTCCTGAAGACGCTCGATCCAAACCTGAATGGGTCGGCCTTGGGATGTTTTTGTCGGGATGGTTGCGTAGGTAGAAACACTGATGCGCGTGATGTTAAGGTCGGACTGCGTGGTGCCGGAGCCCGTGCGAATCACGTGCTCCAACAGATCAACGGTGTCCGACGGTAGGTTGTACGTGGCAGTGCCCGCAACCAAGGAGATCGAGCCTTGCTCAAACGTCCACATGTTCACGCCACGGTTTGCCCAGTCAGCAAACAGTAGATTCAACGAGCGACGAGCCGTCTTGAGGTCGTATCCCGTGCGCATCTCGGAACCGACGCGCTCAAAGGCCTCCTCGACCAGCTCGGTCAAGTCCAGATTAAAAGCGGTGGTTCCTGATGTTGCCATGTTACTTCATACCTTTGAGGGTCTGGGCCAGACGTGCTCGTTGCCCCATTTTACCGGGAGCCTTCGCCGCTTTGGCCAGCTTCTTGGCAGGGATCGTCTCACCCTTCTTGACGCCCAGAGACTCGCGCAGAGCCCCGGGCTTCTTGATAGCGTCTTTGATCCAGTTGCCTTTGGCCATACCGCCTTTGGCGTACATCTCGACCTTGTTCGGATCATCCTTGCGGGTGATCGTCTTGGCCTTCGGCATCTTGCTCGGGGCAATGCTGCCCATGCCACGGCTGGCCATCATGTCAGCACTTGCCGCCGTACGCCATCTTCTTGGCCATGCCGCCCTTTTTCATGCCCAAGGGGGTGCTGCCCTTCATAGAGATCATTTTGCCCTTGGTTTTACCCTTGGTCACAACGCCGTCGCGGCTAGGAGCTGCCGTCTTAACAGAACCCATTTTGGCTTTGGTGATGCCGGTACCCGAAGATTTCGTAGCCATGGTTTGGCCTCCTTTAGAAAATTTGCGGCCCTTGTCCG